CGGTATTGTGCATTGCGAACGCCGCGATCTGTCGATGGGCGATGGAAGTGTCGGAAAGAAGAACTCTTTCACTGCGGAAACGTAGGGACCATGGAGTTTGGATGGCCGACATTCGATTGCTAATCAATGGTGACGATTGTGTCTTTCCTGTCACACAAGCAGGCAAGTTTGCCTGGGAACGCATCGGCCGTTTTTGCGGGCTGAAACCGTCAATTGGGAAGGTTTATTTTTCTAAGACCTATCTCAATATTAATTCTACATCGTATGTTTTCGATGAAGCGACGGCGCGTGATGAAATTCTCCCTGGGGTCGTAGACCCCTTGCTTGGTGTGCTCACAACACGAGTACGAAAGAATCCGTACACTTTAATCAAATACATCAACTGGGGTCTTGTAATGGGAATGTCCCGCTCAAGTACCACTGGTCTTGATACTGACATGACCGACCGGGTTTATTCTCGGTATGGTTCAGTTGGTGCGAGATCATGGGAATTGAAGGCAGGATGCCCTCCCGAGATCTTTGATAAAGTGTATGAGTTGTTCCGTGCCAATGTTTTGGGCAAAAAGTCGGAAAGAAGCGTGTTAGCAAAAGTCCCCTATTACATACCTACTTCCCTTGGAGGATTGGGCATGGTTCCGGTGAGTAACTGGTCTCATAGATGGGCTGATGAAGCCCGTGCTAAATACTATCTGCATTAGAAGTTTTTGAGTGCGGAGGGTAGGAAGCCTATGGACCAGGTGAATCTTGGAACCTTACGCCGTATGTCCCCTATGACGCTCTGGCAAGTTGATAGAGTCGTCCGGCAAGTTTTTCCTGATAAAACAGAGGAAAAACTCTCAATTGAGGTAACCGAAGAAGAGAGGGTTAGTTCGCGTTTGGCTTACAAATTTTTGTGCCTGAATGCGCTCTATGCCCACTATGATAAGGTTGTCCCGATTCGAGATGGAAAGGAATTGAAATTCCGTGCCGAGGAAGGTAGTTTGCAAACACTGAGAGGTAATGAGAAAGTCTGGAGTAAGCTGTCGAAGTTAAATTCGGATCAGCTGAAAAGGGCTTCTCGTCACTCTTATTCAGTGTCTGGGGAAAGCAGTGGACTGGAGGAGTTGTTTAGCGTGAAACTGGTGATGATCGCGCTGTAGGTGGTGTTGGGCTCGAATTACAATAGAGCTTTAGGAACGCCCTGAGATGGAGTTAACAGTTTGAACCAAATATATTCTAGTGCTCTAGATACTTGGTAGCGTTTAGTACCGACTGTGAAACCTTGTGAAAGGTGGAGAACGGAATCCTTTGCTAGTCTGCAAAGCCGCCTCTTTCACTATGTCTTCTCCATTTATAGTTCCTTGGATCCTTTCCATCAGATCCGAACGCCTCCCGTTAATTGGATAATCGAGAGGGAGTGTATTTCATCACACTCTTACTGGAGACAACATCTCTGGTGTCGGTTTTGGTTCGATATTGTATCTGTCGGTGTATTAGACATCGGTGGTGAAATATCAGTTGATTGAATTTCCTTGTGTT